CTGATGTACCAGCTAAGTGAGGAACTTTTTTAGAAGCATCCCATCCACGAAGTACTGGTACAGTTTTAGCAAATTCAAAGTCTCCAGCACGACCCTCTCCAAAATAGTTCTTATTGTTTGCTCCACCCCATAAATTAGTCTCTGTAGTTGGTGATGAGATTGAACTAGCATATCTACTACCAGATCCATCAGCATTGAAAATTGCAGCTGAAGCAGCGACACCTGCCCCTCCAACGTCAGCAACACTTATATTATGCTCATATCCACCAGCACCACTATATAATGACTGATTGAATGTAGATGAAACTGTAAATGTATAATAATTGCTAGTAACAGGGTTGATATACATTTCAAGTTGCATTGTATTTGCAACTCTATCAAGTGCTATAATCTTACCAATCTTGTAAGATACATTATTTGCATCTACGTATATCTCATCAAATCCATATGCTCCATTGATATACTCATAATAAAATCCTTTTTGGGATCCTGCTGTTATTGGTAAATCATTAGATAATTGCTCTGTAGAAGAAACCTTAAGATAAACGTACTTTGTGTTATTGGTTGGGACACCATTAACATATACTATCTCATCTTCAATCTCCAATGTCATTCCAGTGCTAAGATTCTCAAGATTATTAGCACGAAGATAAATTTCGTCTAAAAGTCCTGTATTAATAGCAGTTTCAAATTCCTGTTCAATAACAGTATTATCTGAGATCTCGTCACCTTCAGAAATTCTATTATAATACAATACATTTGTACTAGTATCTACTGATGGAGAAGGAACTGTTAGTTTCTGTTGTCTAGAATCAATCTTTCCAACAATATCAGAAGCAACAATAGATGATGTGTTTACAACAGCTCCACTTGGACTCTTAGGAAGAATAGATGAAACTGCTGCTGTAAATCCAGTACCTTGTGTATTTGAATTGTCAACATAGAACTCATCTCCAGCACCCCATCTAGGAGTGAAGGATTCATTACTTGCTACATCTACGTAGTTTTTACCACCATTTTCAATAATAACAGAATCAATAGATCCTGATGAAACGTTAGATACTGTTGCACCAACTAAAGAACCAAATTGAGGTAAATTATTATTTTCATCTCTTACTCTGATAACATCAGTAGGTAAATTTTTCAATATAGAAGTTGCATCCCAGTTAGATGATTCTGGAGCATATTTGAAGGTAGGTCCTACAACATAAGGGAATCTTGGTTTTATATCATATCTGTCTATTTGATTTTCATCCGCACTTGAATGAACAGTAGTAAAATAACAATATCTACCTAATGGAAACTCAGGAGTTATGCAAATTCTTCCATTGAACTCATCTAAGTCTTTATGTAAAGCATCTCCATCTGGCTTGTACTCATAATCTTCTATGAACGTTCCCATAGAATATGCAGTAACACCAATAGCATTACGTGCATCTTTTACAAAATAAGATGATTCTAAACGTTTTAGAGGAGATGATGTGTCAAGAGGGTTTGTATATCCAACAGGACCATAAATTGGAACACCATCATATGCCCATCCAATAATAGGTGAGTGTTGTAAATTTCCTGCTGTCTCATTACCAGCAACAATATTATCACCAAGTATATTTCTAATACCTACAGGATTACCAACATAATTGTATGCATCATGATACTCTGGTATTAGACCAGGAAAAGGATATCCATTATGCTTATCTGAATATCTCTGATATTCTTTGATATTATCTCTATGCCACTCAGTCACATTTGCAGATACATTTGCTCCACTTGCAGTAGGAACAATATAAATCTTTGTTTTTGCTTTATCATAATCATATCCACCAGAAACCTTTCTTATAGAGGATATAGCACCACTTGTAGGGTCAATTGTACTGACAACGAATCTTGCCCCTCTACCCCTTCCAGATTCGTCTACAATGACTATTTCTGGTACTTGGGTATAATCCTGACCTGAACCTAATATATTAAGAGTTTCTATCTCTCCAGTAATATTATTGCTTGGAAACTGTGGGCTCATATGAGCACCAGAACCAGCACTAATAGTTACTTCAGGAGTTGACTGATATGCACCAAAAGCAGTTAGAGTAATACCTATTACCTTTCCACCAGAAATTTGTGCTGTAGCAAAAGCACCTGTACCAACACTATCATCAACAACAACTTTTGGTGGTGCAGTGTATCCAGATCCACCATCTACTACAGTAATAGAACTAAGTTCACCAGCACTTGTCAACTGTCCACCTTGTCCAGAAATATTAGGACCATCAAGTTCCGTATTTACACCTCTGAAGGATATAATAGGAACTCCATCAATTGTTACACCTATAGTTCCGTTATCTGGTTGTGTTGTCTTTGTTTTTCCTAAAGATGGAACTTTTGGTATCTTTTTCAGATGTCTTTGTGATGCAGGAGATAATCCAGCATGAGGACCAGCTTTTATTTCACCAATACTAAGAACATCAGGAAATCCATTAGAAGAAACGAATACATGATCATTATTCTCAAATACTTGGTTTACACCTCTTGAAACGTTATATTCGTTAGAAAGATAGGTAGCAACCATATTTCCAGAAGTGGAAACGGTTCTTATGTTATCTTCTGTTGAAGGAACGTTCTGTCTCCATGAAGAATTGATAGGTGCATCCTGTTTTTTACCAGATAGACCAAATTCTACAACATCTCCTTCTTTTACAAATAATCCTTTACCAGTTATAGGAGTTTCAGATATCAAACCAGCAGGTCTGAATGAAGCAGAATAATAATCTATTAAAGGATTTGCTTGCGAATCTGAAACAACATAAAGAATATTAGATCCAAATACTGATCGATTCTTAGACGCAGCTGTAAAAGTTACAGCGTTAGTAGATACATCATAAAATTCTGTACCTGTCTTTTCTGCATATGAAAAAGATATTGGTATATTATTTGCATCATTTATCCCTTCTACATAAAATTCACCATTTATATCTGGAAACCCTATAGTTGAGTCAACAACTAAGGTCTTATTAAGAGTACCAAAGGTAGTATTACTTCTAGTCTCATTAGCAGGTTGGAAATGTCCAATAACAGATTCTGCATTCAAGAAGATTCTATAAAGAGTATCATTTCCTGATTTGATTGGAATTACTTTTTCAATACTTGCTGTTGCTTCTCCAATTGTCTGATCATAACCATAAGTAATTTGTTTTAGAACTAATCCTGGAAGATCATCTACTGTAACACCATCGGCAAATTTGATTAGAGTTCCTTGTAATACTGTATCAACAGACCATGTAGATACAGAAGATTTTAGAAGTTGCTCGTTTGGATAACGAACTAAGATCTTCTCATCGTTGAATGCACTTCTGAATAAGAATTCAATAGCAGGACTTGTACCCTTAGATGCATAGAAATCCTTGATATACTTCAGAATTGTTGGTACTGAAATATCTTCGTTCAGTCTTTCAATAGGAATTCCAGAGAAATACTGAGTTTTTAAATTTTTGAATAAAGTTGCAAGGAAAAGATGACTAATATTAGTAACAGTTGTGTTACTTGCACTAAAAGCAGTTCCATTAGTACTAATGAATGTACTATCGTTTAGTAAATCACCTAGTTTTGTTGTACCTGAAGAACCTCTACGTATATCATATAATACACCAGTAGAAGGATCAATATTCTTATATTGTATAATTTCTTGATTTGTACCATCATTTAGTAGTACAAGACCCTCTGAAGGGAACCTTTTCCAAATTGCTCTTTGCTTATTATCAGTTTTTTGTGATAATCCTATAGTTGTGTCATCCGCAGTTATATCAAAAGCTAAAGTAGTCTCAAGGATAATACCATCCTTGTAGAAATCAGCATTTTGATACTTCTGAATCTGTCGAAGAAGACCAGTAGACGCACCATCAATCTCAGTGGCTTTATAGTATTCTTCAAAAAACTTTACGAAAGTAGGATATTCCTGCCTGAAAAAGTCAGATAGTTGACTATCTACTAACTGGGATACTTTGATCATTCCTTACGACTCCGCTAAGACCTGAATATTTCCTTTTGTAAGAGCCAAATAAACCTCTCGCTTTGCGAAGATATCGTTTTGCGCTGGTCTAATAGTGACTTTAATAAGTGAACCAGTTTCAACTGTTTCAGTGATAACAATAGATGTGGACATACCTAGTAATATCTCACCTTTACTGTAATTGATAGATCCAATTGGATCTCCAAGATACGTCTTAATTGAGTTATTCAAGTAATACGCCTTTACGTTTTTAGTAGTCCTAGCAGTATCTAGGTAAGTTCCGTCATAGTCATCTTCTAGGTAAAAAGTCTGAGTATAACCTTCTAATTTGAACCCAGTTGATGTCAAAACTGGAGAATCAGTATCAATTTCAAATGCATTTACATAGCAAAGTTCATAAGAAGCTTTTGTATTCAGAATTGCCTGAATATCTCTTCTCATTGATATCGTTGTAGCATTCCTACTAATAGAAGGATCTGCATCATCGATGACTGCTATCAATTTACTATACTTTAGTTTTCCTCCAAATCTGCTCAATGCAGTAGAAGATTCATACAAATCTATAGCACTTTCTACCAAAGTCTTGATTTCAGATGCTGATTTTGTAGTAGTCTCAGAATTAAAGTATATTGTAGAGTTGATTGTTGGATAAAGTACGTGTGGATCAACTATATCAGTAGTCAAAGAAGCAACCTTATAGGATCTAAGTTTTGACTTGATAAGATCTTTTGTACTTACTGATAGAGTACTACCAGATTTGGGTTTGATAACGATCTTTACTTTTCCATATTGAGGTGGACTTGCTTCCTCTCCTCCATACGCAAAGATATCATCAACGTTTGGATATACTAGACGAACTATAGTTTCATAGTCATCAGCAGTTACTGCTCTATTCTGAGCAGAATAGAATCTTGGTGCTTGGAATTTGATTGAATCAATGGTCTCTGCTTTTGCACCACCTTCAGTTACAGGTGCATTTGAGATAGTAACAGTTTGACTTCCTGGTGTAACAGAAAGATTATTAGTCACATTTCCAGCAAAAACGAAATTAGCAGTTCCTTGTATACCATTTGCATCAGCACCACTAGAAATAATGTAAGTTGCTGTTATTTTTGAATTATTTGGTAGTTTTGCACCTACTACACCATCACCAAACACAAGTTCGTATTTCTCATCTTCTATTTCCTGAAC